CCGAGGAGCCGCCCGCCACCGACCCGCCCGAGCCCGCCCCCGAGCCCGATTGGCTGCCCGATGAAGACCCCTGGTGACCCCGTGGGCCGCTGCCCCGTCTGCACCCTGACCGTCCCCGGCCGCCCCTGCCCCGGCCACGGCGGGCGCCCCTGCGACCGCCACGCCGACCTCATCGAGCTGGACGCCCACGGCCACCCCGGCCACCCAGGCGAGCCCCCCGGCCCCCCGGGGACGTGCATCGGATCACGAACCCTCGTCCGCCCGGTTGACCCAGCCCCGGCCCGGGGCGCAGGATGACCACGTGCCCCTGTCCGCTGCCCAGCGCCGCCGCCTCCCCCGGTCGGCGTTCGCCCTCCGCAGCGGCCCCCGCTCCCGCTGGGCCTACCCGCTGCCCACCAAGGGCCAGGCCCGCGCGGCGGGCATCAGCGAGGCAGCCCGCCAGCGCATGCTCCGCTCCGCTGCCGCCTACAGCCACCGCAGCTCCACCCGGGGCAGCGGCCCCCGCATCACCGCAGCGGCCAAGCGCAAGGCGTCACCACGGGGCGGCAGCCGCGCCTGGGGCACCACAGCTACCGCCCGGCGCCGGGCCCCCGCCAGGGCCCGGCGCACCACGGGCCGCGCCACCAGCCGACGCCGGTAGGCCCTGATGGGCGCCACCCCCGACCCGCGCCTGCGGCTGCGGCTCTACCTGGACGGCGTGGTCGTGGACCAGGTGTGGATCGACTCCACCAGCCCGACCGCCCAGCAGCAGATCGACTCCACCCAGCGCCGCCAGGCCGCCCTCGCTGAGCAGGCCGACGCACGCGGGCAGGTCTGGATGGCTGAGGTCTTCGACCCCGCCGCCCCCGAGGACAACGCCTACCTCCGGTTCGGCACCGACCCGGGCGGCATGATCGAGCCCCGCCCCGTCCACACCCTGGACCTGCCCCCCCGATGGCCCGGGCTATGACCTGCCCCCTGCCTGCCGCTGGCCTGGCCTGCCCCCGAGCCCTGGCCCTGCCTGGCCTGGCCCTGCCCGCCTGGCCTGGCCTGCCCCGCCCAGCCCGCCCGGACCTCCCATGCCTATGAGGGCCCCGCTGGCCTGCCCCGCGCCCGGCTGCGGCAGCGCGCAGCCGTGCGCCAAGCACCCGCGCGGACCCTGGGCTGGCGCTGGCCGGGCCATGCCCGCAGGCTGGCCCGCCACGCGGCGCCGCGTGCTGGCCCGCGACCGCTGGGTCTGTCGGCTCGGCTTCGCTGGCTGCGAAGGCCACGCGACCGACGCACATCACACGGTGCGCGGCAGCGAGGACGAGGCGACCATCGTCGCGGCATGCGGTGCGTGTCACAGAATCGTGACGCAGCAACAGGCGTCGGCGGCGCGGTGGATCGACGCACGCGGCGACCGCGCGGCCGAGGGGGGGACCTCCTCGGGGCCGGGCCGCGGACAGCGCTTCGTGCCGCCGCTCATCCCGGGGCAGGTTTCGCCGGAAACCGGGGGCGCGGCATGATGGCCCGCGACGAGGACGCCCCGGCCCGGCCTTCCTCGACTGGTCCTCCTGGAGCTGGGCCGGGGGCCCGCCACCCGCGCCCGCTGCCCGGGCCGCCCGAGCTGCACCCGCCGCTGCGGCGCCCGTGCGGCTGCCCCTTGGACGCCGATTGCGACGGCTACCACCCTGGGCGCGCTCGACGGGTGGCCGCCGTGAGTGCCAGGCTGGCGGTCATGCGCCGCCTGCTGCTCGCCGCCCTGGGCCTGGCCGCCGTCGTCATGGCCGCGATCATCGCGGCCGACCTGGCGACCAGCAGCCGGGACCGCTGGGCGGCGGTCATGTTCGCGGCCGGGAGCCTGTTCGCGGCCGGGCTGGGCCGCTGGCGGCGGGGGCGCGGTGGGTAGCCGGGGCCCGGCGCCGAAGCCGACGAACCTGCGCATCCTCCACGGCGACAAGGAGGCGCGCATCAACCGCGCCGAGCCCCGGCCCCGGGACCTGCCCCCGGAGCGCCCGCCGTGGCTGACGCCGTACGCGGCCGAGGAGTGGGATCGGATCGCCCCGGACCTGACCAGGATGGGCACGGCCAAGGCCATCGACGCCGCAGCGCTGGCCGCCTACTGCGAAGCGGTCGGCCGGTTCCGCTCGGCCATGGAGATCCTCAGCCAGTCGCAGATCCTGATCGTGGACCGGGACGACCGGCCGAGGCTGAACCCGGCCGCCCGGGCCGCCCGGGACGCCTCGTACGAAATGCGAATGTGGGCGCGGGAGTTCGGGCTGACGCCCAGCTCGCGCTCGCCGCTGCGGATCGAGCACTCCGGGTCGATTGGCCTGGGCGGGGCGCTGCCCGCCGAGCGCCTGCTGTCGTAGGAGGGAACCACCATGGCCAAGAGCGCCCGGCCGCTGCCCCCCGGCGCCGCCCAGGACCCCCGGCTGCCCGCCGCCGTGGCGATGCTCGGCCGCACGGGGGCCGCCGAGTTTCAGGTCCGCTACTGCGAGGAGGAGAAGCCCACCGTCTGGGTCGCCTGCGCCCGCTGGGGGAAGCACTGGGAGGCGGCCGGGGCCATGAGCCCGCTGCGCGCGATCTTCCGGCTCTGCGATGAGGTGATCGACGGGGGCACGTGCCAGCACTGCCAGCGGCCCACCGGGTTCTCCCCCGAGCTGGACGCGCTGCCGCTGGACGAGCTGGTCTGCTGGTACCAGTGGGACCCCGAGCTGGCGACGTTCCGCCGAGGCTGCGCATGACCGCCGCCCCGGCCCGGGTGCTGCCGCACCGCTACGAGCTGATGCCCGTTGACAAGCTCACGCCGCACCCCGACAACGCGAACATCGGGGACGTGGTGGGCATCGCCGGGTCGATCCAGGCGGTGGGGTTCTGGGGCGTCGTCCTTGTCCACGAGGCCACCGGGCACATCCTCGCCGGGGAGCACCGCTGGCGGGCGGCGGGCAAGTCGGGGCTGACCGACGTGCCCGCCATCGTCATCGACTGCGACGAGGCGACCGCCCGGGACATCCTGGTCGGTGACAACGAGTGGGCCCGCCAGGGGCGGTGGGATCAGGACAAGCTGGTCGCGCTGCTCCAGCGCATGAGCGCCAGCGGGCGCAGCCTGGCGGCGGCCGGGTTCGGCGCTGACCGGCTGGCGCGGCTGCTGGGGGAGCGGCGGGAGCCTGAGCCGCCCCGGCCCGCCCTGGCGGATCGGTTCGTCGTGCCGCCGTTCGATGTGCTGGACGGCCGGTCGGGCTGGTGGCGTGACCGCAAGGCGGCATGGCTGGCGCTGGGCATCGAGTCGGAGCTGGGGCGGCTGGCGGGCGGCGGCGGGGGGGCGATGCGCGCGGGCCCGGCCGGGTGGCTGCGGGCTGACCCCGGGTTCTACGCCAAGAAGGCCCGCGCCGAGGAGGCCCTGGGCCGGGAGCTGTCAACCGCGGAGTTCGTGGCCGACTGGTACGACAAGCCGACCAAGGGCACCGGGTCGGGCATCAGCATCTTCGACCCGGTGGTGTGCGAGCTGGCCTACCGATGGTTCGCCCCGCCCGGGGGGGCCGTGCTGGACCCGTTCGCGGGCGGCTCCGTGCGGGGCCTGGTCGCCGCCATGCTCGGCCACCCCTACCTCGGCTGCGATCTGAGCCCGGCGCAGGTAGCGGCGAACGAGCAGCAGGCCGCCGCGTTCGCCGCCCGGGGCCTCATCGGCGCGGCGCCCGGGCCCGAGCTGTCCCCAGCCGACCTCACACCTGTGGAGGAGCACGGCGGCTACCAGGTCAAGCGTGATGACCTGTTCGGCGTCCGGGGCTCGATGGGCGGCAAGGCGCGGACGTGCTGGACCCTGGCCACGGCGGGCCCGCCCCCGGCCGGGCTCGTCACGGCCGGGTCACGCCAGAGCCCGCAGGTCAACATCGTCGCGGCGGTCGCCGCCGAGCTGGGCGTCCCCTGCCGCGTCCACGTCCCCAGCGGCGACCTGACGCCGGAACTGCTGGCGGCCCGGGCGCACGGCGCCGAGGTCGTGCAGCACCGCCCAGGGCGCAACTCCGTCATCATCGCCCGGGCCCGCGCCGACGCGGCCGAGCGCGGCTGGCTGGAGGTCCCGTTCGGGATGGAGTGCCCCGAGGCGGTGGAGGCGACCGCCGCGCAGGCGGCCGAGCTGCCCCCGGCCGCCCGGTACGTCGTGCCCGTGGGGTCGGGGATGACCCTGGCGGGGGTCCTGGCCGGGCTGGAGCGGGCGGGCAACCCGGCGCCCGTGCTGGGCGTCGTCTGCGGCGCCGACCCGGCGCGGCGGCTGGACCGCTGGGCGCCGGGCTGGCGGGCCCGCTGCACCCTGGTTGGCGCCGGGATGGACTACCACCGGCACGCGCCGCAGACGCGGCTGGGCGGGCTGGAGCTGGACCCGATCTACGAGGCCAAGTGCCTACCGCACCTGCGGGCCGGGGACCTGCTCTGGGTGGTCGGGCGCCGCGAGACGGTAGGCGGGGCCCCGGCGCTGCCCGCCTGGGCGTGCGCCGACGCCGTGGGCTGGGCCGCGCAGCTACCGCCCGACAGCGCCGATCTGGTGTTCACGTGCCCGCCTTACTACGACCTGGAGCGGTACTCCGACGACCCGGCCGACCTGTCGGCCATGGCCCCGGCCGCGTTCGATGCCGCCTGGGCCGCGATCCTGGGCGGCTGCGCGCGGGCGCTGCGCCCCGACCGTTTCGCCGTGGTCGTGACCGGCGACACGCGGGGCCGGGGCGGCGGCGCCGTGCGGGACCTGCGGGGCGCGACCATCGCGGGCGCGGCGGCGGCCGGGCTGGCGTACTGCTCGGGCGCCGTGCTGCTGACCCCCATCGGCAGCGTGCCCTACGCGGCGGGGCGGCTGTTCACCGGGACGCGGGGCCTGGGCCGCTGTCATCAGGACGTGCTGGTGTTCTGCAAGGGCGACCGGGGCGCGGCGGCCCGCGCCTGCGGCGAGGTTCCGGTGGAGCTGCCCCCGGGCATGGCGGGAGTCGAACAAGAATGATGAAAAGACCTCCTGACCTGGGCATAACCCAGCGTGACGACGTGTTGTACTTGGCAGTACGGCACGCCCCGCAGGGGGGCGGCCGGGAGGAGGAACCACCGAGATGAACACCACCGTTAGCACCCCCGCAGGCGCCATGGACGAGACCGCCGCCGCCGAGCTGGCGCTGGCCGGCCCCGGCCCCGACGACGCGATCACCACCGCTGGGCTCAGCCCGGAGGAGGCCGCCGCCGCTGGCCTGGCCGAGGACGCCGCGATCGTGCCCGCCCCCGAGGGCGTGCCGACCGGCACCGAGCGCGCCACGTGGAAGGGCCACGGCAACCCCACCAGCTTCATCTTCTACGGCGCGGGCTCGCTGCCCGAGGCGCCAGGCGTGAAGATCACCAAGGTCAACGCCGACCGCACCGGCCTCACGCTCAAGCGTGGCAACGGGCGGCCCGCCAAGGGCGGCTCGTTCGGCGTGGCCACCAAGTTCTGGGCGGGCGCTTGCGTGCTGCCCGAGGCCCCGGCCCCGGCCGCCGCAGCCCCGCGCCGCGCCGCCGCCGTGCCCGTGGACAGCGCCGCCACCCCCTCGGGGCTGGCCGTGCTCGCTGGCCCGCCCGCGTGGCTGGGCGCCAACGGCGAAGTGCTGCCGATGAGCGCCACCGCGTACCCGGAGCTTGCCGTGGCCGAGGGCGTGCTGCTGCGCTGCCTGGGCGAGTGCGGGCAGCTCAAGAAGGCCGGGGCGTTCCCCTGCACCGCCAACAAGGGCGACGGGAAGGGCCGCTACCTGGAGTGCGGCGCGTGCCAGACCAAGCGCCTCGCCGCCAACAAGGCCGGCCGCGCCGTGGACCCGGACGCCGAGCTGGCGCCGCGCCCCCGCGCCACCACCCAGGCCCCAGCGGCCGAGTGACCCCCGCGCACGAGCCCCCGGGCCCCCCAGCCCGGGGGCCCGGGCCGTCTATGCCCAAGGAGGAACCACCCATGGCCGCGCGCCATCTGGCCGCCGTGCCGCCGCCCCCCGCCCCCGGGCCCGCGCCCGAGGGCATGACGACCTGCCCCGACTGCGGCAGGCCGATTTTTGACGCCCTGTTCGCCGCGCACCAGCGCCGCGAGGCAGGGCTGGATTGGTTCTCGCGCCGCCGCCCTGCCGCCCAGCGGCAGCCCGGGGCCGGGAGCCGGTCCAGGGACACAACCGAAGGGCGCGGCAGAGGCCGCGCCCGCTGGGAAGGATGAACCACCATGACCACCCCTGACCCCCGCCCAAGGCGCAGCAACCTCCGCGATGCGCGGCACGCGCTAGCGGCCCGCCACGCCCTCCACTACGAGAAGACCGGCATCTGCGCGCCGCCGCACCGCTGGGCCGATTGCGAGCAGTTCACGCTGGCCCGGCTGCGCGGGGTCGGCCACACCGTCTACGTCGTCCAAGACCCGGTCGATTTCAGCTACCGCGTCATCGACTGGTGCGAGGACGGCCCCGTGGCCGGTACCGGCGCCGACATCTACCCCCCGGGGGAAAGCTGGGGCGATGCTGTGCTGGCAGCGCTGCGGCTGCTGCTGGGCGATGCCGAGTTTGCCGAGACGATCAGCGGGGGGACCGCGCTGGGGCTGGCAGCCCGGGCGCTGGCCGAGGCCGACGCCGCCGCCGCCGCCGAGCTGGGCGGGCGGTACCTGTCATGATGCCGCCGAGCGAGCCCGAGCTGGTGGCCATCACGGTCACGATCAACGGCACCGACGCGAACCCCTGGGCCCGGTACCAGCTCAAGGCCAACCCGTTCCCCCAGATCGCCAAGGCCGAATATGAGGGCGCCGAGCGCGCCCTGGCCAGCCTGGACGGCGAGCCCGTCACATCGGCCGAGGACATCCGGGCGCGGCTGCGCGGCTTCTCCGAGGAGTTCGTGGCCGGGTGCATCGCCCGCTGGCAGCCCGGCAAGCGGATCAGCTTCCGCGTGTCGTTCCCGGCCGACCGGGGCGCGTCATGAGCGCCGGGGACCTTTACGGCCCGGGCGGCTACTGGGAACGGCACGACGCCATCGCCGCCCGCATCCGGGCCGAGCGCCCCCGCACGGTCGGCGCCGTGACCGCCATCCTCAACACGTTTGAGGCCCCGTCGTCGGGGCTGGCGTTCTACAACGACGACGACGGCGACCTGCCCGCCGCGCTGGAGGCGGCCGGGTGGACCGTCGTCTACGAGGCCCGGTATCTGTGGGAAGCCCAGGGCCCGGCCGGGGAGTGGCTGCACTACGTCGAGGGCGACGTGTACGCGGGCCGCAACCGCTAGCCGCCCCGCCGCAGGCCCCGCGCCCCCGCCAGTCCGGGGGGCCGGGGCCTGCGGCGGTTAGTGGCCGGTGCCCCCGCGAGCCAGCCGCCACGGCGCCCGCCAGCGCCGTGCTTCCCCGGCCGGGGGCCCGGCCACGTCATCGGGGCCGGTGGAAGTCCGCCACGGCGGCCCGCAGCCGCCGCTCCAGCCCCGGGTCGGCGGTCACGGGCGCGGCCCGGGCGCTGCTGCCCTCGGCGGCCCACGGCCCCACGACGGTCAGCCCGAGGGCGGTCAGGTAGTGATCCAAGGGGCGCGGCCCCGGGAACGCGGCGCCGCGTTCGGGGCCGAATGCGATGTGGCCGTGCTCGTCGCTGATGGTTAATTGCCAGCGCAGGCGGGCCTCGTCGGGCGCCCACCGTGCGGTCCATTCCACGGGGCGGCATCCTCTCGGCTGGTGGTTCATCCGGGCGCCCAGCCCGGGGCCGGATGAACCACCAACGCAGCCCCGGGCGGGCTGGCCCCAGCGTAGCGGGGGCGCCATGCTGGGCGCATGGCGCTACGTCAGATCGAGGACGCGCTGATCGCGGCCGGGTTCCCGATCCACCGCCACGACGACCCGGGCCCCGAGCTGCCCCGCTGCGCCGCCTGCGGCCGGGACCTGTTCGCGCACCTGGGCGCCAAGCCGCCCCGGGGCTGCGCGGGCTGGCGCGCCCGCCGTGGCTGACCGGCGCCGCTTCTCCCCCTGCCGCCGCGCGTTCGACGGGATGGTTTGCCGGCGCCGCGGTGAGCATCTGTGCGAGCCCCGCATCGCTCACGCCATGGCGTTCTTCACCGAGCTGCTCGTCCACACGAAAGGCGACTGGGCGCGGCGCCCGTTCATCCCCGCCGCCTGGGAGGAACGCGACGTGATCCGCCCCCTGCTGGGCACCGTCGAATGGGACCCGGGCTGGCGCCGCTACGTGCGCCGGTATCGGGAGCTGTACCTGTCCACCGGGCGGAAGAACGGCAAGTCAGAGCTGATCGCCGGGCTCATGCTCTACCTGCTCTGCTCGGACGGCGAGGAGGCCGCCGAGGTCTACGGGCTGGCCCTGGACCGCGACCAGGCCGCCCTCGTCTACAACGCCGCCGCCCGGATGGTCGCGCTGTCCCCCCTGCTGTCGCGGCGGCTGCGGACCTGGGCAATCGGCCGCATCACGTACGAGCCAACCGCGTCGTTCTTCGCCATCATGGCCGGGGACGCGCTGGGCGCCCTGGGCCCCAACCCGCACGCCGCCTACATCGACGAGCTGCTGACCCAGCCGAGCCGCGATCTGTACGACGCGCTGCGCACCGGGTTCGGCTCCCGCTCGCAGCCGATGATGGTCCTGGCCACGACGGCCGACAACGACCCGGCCGGGTTCGCCGCCGCCGAGCGCGAATGGTCCGAGCAGGTGCTAGCCGATCCGGGGCTGGACCGCCGCCGCCTGGTCGTGCTCTACGCGGCGCCGAAGGAGTGCGCGCCGGGCTGCGCCGTCGAGCACACCCACGTCGTAGCGCCGTGGGACGACCCGGCCACCTGGGCGCTGGCCAACCCGGCGCTGGGGGACTACTTGGACCCCCGCATCCTGGCCGACGAATGCACCAAGGCCAAGGCGAACCCGGCCGCGCGGCGGGCGTTCGAGCAGTTCCGGCTCAACCGCCAGTCGGACCAGGCCGGCCGGGCCATCGACACGTCGGTATGGGATGCCAGCGCCGGGGCCGTGCCGCACACCCAGCTAGCCGCCGCCCTGGCCGGCCGGTCGTGCTTCGCGGGGATGGACCTGGGCAGCACGAGCGACCTCGCGTCGTACTGCCTGGACTTCCCCGCCGCCGATGGCACGCATGACGCGCTGTGGCGCGTGTTCGCCCCCGAGGCCGCGCTGCCCGAGCTGGACCGGCGCACGGGCGGCCGGGCCCGCGTCTGGGCCGCCCAGGGGTGGCTGACCCTGACCGAGGGCAACGTGATCGACTACGAGGCGATCAAGGTCGCGCTGCGGGCCGACGCCGAGGTCTACGACATCATCGAAATCGGCTACGACCGCTGGGGCGCCACCCAGCTCTCGACGCAGCTCACCGAGGAGGGCTTCCCGCTGATCCAGACGGGCCAGGGCTTCGCCACGATGAGCGCGCCCACCAAGGAGCTGCTGCGGCTGGTAGCGGCCGGGTGGTACCGGCACGGCGGCTCGCCGCTGATCCGCTGGCAGGCCGGGAACCTGGTCACCCGGGTGGACCCGGCCGGGAACCTGAAGCCCGACAAGGCCCGGTCCCCCGACAAGATCGACTCCATCGTCGCGTCGATCATGGCCCTGGACCGGGCGCTGCGGCACGTGCCCGCGCAGGAGGAGGACTATGCGGCGGCGGGCTGGTGAGCCTACGCTGCCGGGTTAGGGGTTCATGGCCAGGCCCGGCGCCCAGGGCTGGCCCGGGCGGTGGGCTGGAGGGCGCGTGTCCGAGCTGGACGACTGGCGGACAGAGGCCGGGCGGCACCTGGACTGGCAGGCGGGCCGGGCCCGCGCTTACCTCGGGTATTACCACGGCGAGTCGCAGGTCATCGCCCTCATGGAGCAGGAGGAGCGGCAGGCGTTCCGCCGCCTGCTGGACGAGAGCCACGCCAACTGGGCCGAGCTGGTCATCAAGGCGGTAGCTGAGCGGCTGACCGTGGCCGGGTTCCGGTTCGGCGCCAGCACTGACCAGGCGTGGCTGATCTGGCAGGCATCCCGCATGGACGCCGATCACAAGCTCGTCCAGAATGACGCGCTGGTGACCGGGCACGGCTTCGCCCTGGTGCAGCCCGACGAGGCGAACCCGACCGGGGTCAGCATCACGGCCGAGTCGCCGCTGGAGGCGACCGTGCTGTACGCCCCGGGCAGCCGCCGCCGCCGCGTAGCCGCCTACAAGCGGTTCATGGACGACCCGGGCGACCCGGGCGGGCAGACCACCGAAGTGCTCATCCTGCCCGACGTGATCGCCACGTGGCGCGGCGCCGGGGGCGAGCCCGAGCTGGCCCCGAACCCGGCCGGGCTGGTAGGGATGATCGAGATTCGCCCGCAGCCCGAGACGATGGGCCCTCCGCGGTCGGAGCTGGATGGGGTCATGAGCACCCTGGACCGCATCCATACGACGATCTTCAACCGGATGGTGGCCACCGACTACGCCGCGTTCCGGCAAGCCTGGGCCACGGGCGTGAAGCTGGCCCGCCGCACGATCACCGACGCCGAGGGCGGCGAGCATCAGGAGCTGGTGCGGCCCTACGACGTGGGCGCCAACCGGCTGCTCATCAACGAGAACCCAGACGGCCGGTTCGGCTCCTTCCCCGAGTCCACGCTGCGCGGCTACTTGGACGCCGTGGAGCAGGACGTTCACACCATGGCCGCGATAGCCAGACGCCGCCCCACTACCTGCTCGCCACGATGGTCAACCTCGCCGCCGACGCGATCAAGGCCGCCGAGGCCGGGCTGGTGTCCAAGTGCGCCCAGCGGGCCCTGTTCATCGGGGAGGACTGGGAGGAGGTTGCCCGCGTGGCGCTGACCCTGGTCGGGGACCCGGGCGCCGCCGACGTGGAGGGCGAGGTTGTGTGGCGCGACTGGGAGACGCGCAGCCAGGGCCAGCTCGTAGACGCCCTGGTCAAGCTCGCTACCATCGGGGTGCCCCGCGAGGTCCTCTGGGAGCGCGCCGGGGCCAGCCCGCAGGAAATCGACCGCTGGCGGGACATGGCCGCCCGTGAGGCCGCCGCCGCGCCACCGGCCCCGGCCCCAGCCCCGGCCCCGCCCGCCCCAGCGCCCGCCTAGCCGCCCTCAGATCGGATGCCGGAATGGGAAGCCCACCAGAGCCCGGCGCCCCCCCAGCCCCGCCCCCAGC